AGACATTGTTGAAGAATTTTTCATCCATTAATCAATCGATTCTTTTTAAAAAAGGTACTTCTTTAAGAACTATCTCAGTGATGAAAAATATCCTAGCAGAGGCTACTATTGAAGAAGACCTCCCTACGGATTTTGGTATCTATGATCTTAATCAGTTTTTAAATGGTCTTGGTTTACATCAGAATCCTGAATTAGATTTTCAAAATACTGGTCATGTACTTATTAGAGAAGGAAAGTCAAGAACAAAATATTTCTTTGCAGATCCAAATGTAATTGTTACTCCACCTGATAAAGAGATTACTCTTCCTAGTGAGGATGTATCTTTTGAGTTGAGTACATCACAGTTAGATAAGTTACTAAAAGCAGCAGCAATATATCAACTTCCTGATCTTGCCGTGGTTGGTGGAGATGGTGTTGTTAAGATTGTTGTTAGAGACAAGAAGAATGATACATCAAACGATTTTTCTATCGTAGTAGGTGAGACTGAATCTGTATTCTCATTTAACTTTAAGGTTGAGAATATTAAGATTGTTCCAGGAACCTATGATGTTGTAGTATCGCAGAAATTGCTTTCACGATTTACTTGTAGAGATTATGATTTAAAATATTTTATTGCATTAGAACCTGATTCTACCTTTGGGTAATGAGTGATTTTATTTGGGTTGAGAAGTATCGTCCTAAGACGATAGAGGAATGTATTCTCCCTGAGAATATAAAGAAAACCTTTAGTGATTTCCTAAATAAGGGTGAAATACCGAATATGCTTCTTGCTGGCCCTCCAGGAGTTGGTAAGACTACGGTAGCAAAAGCACTATGTAATCAGTTAGGGGTAGATTATTATGTCATCAACGGATCCGATGAAGGAAGATTCCTTGACACCGTTAGAAACAGTGCAAAGAATTTTGCATCAACAGTCTCGCTCTCGTCTGATGCAAAACATAAAGTTATCATCATCGACGAAGCAGACAATACCACTTCCGATGTACAACTCCTCCTTAGAGCGTCTATTGAGGAGTTCGCAGGAAACTGTAGATTCATCTTCACCTGCAATTATAAAAATAAAATCATCGAACCGCTTCATTCCAGGTGTGCTGTGGTCGAGTTTGGCATCAAGGGTCAGGAGAAACCTAAAATCCAAGCAGAGTTCTTCAAGAGACTTAATACCATCTTGGAATCTGAACGGATTACCTCCGATAACAAAGTCCTCATTGAACTCATCAGTAAACACTTCCCAGATTGGAGGAGAATCTTAAATGAGTGTCAGAGGTATTCTGTAGGTGGTAAGATAGATAGTGGTATCCTTGCCTCATTCTCGGATGTTTCAGTAAATGACCTTATTAAAAACCTTAAGACGAAAAACTTTCCTGAAGTACGTAAGTGGGTCGTTAGTAATTTGGACAATGATTCTAGTGTACTTCTGCGTCGTATTTACGATGCTCTTTACACATCATTGGTTCCTAATACTATTCCTTCTGCTGTTCTTATCATTGCTAAGTATCAATACCAAATTGCCTTCGTAGCAGATCAGGAGATTAATATGCTTGCCGCATTAACTGAGATTATGGTAGAATGTGAGTTCAAATGAATAAATTTTTAAGACTGATCAAAAAGTGGTTTGATCTTGAACACCCTAGACCTTGGGAAAAGGAACCTCCAAACTGGGAGGATACTGCACCTTCTGAATATGAACCAAATGACTAAAGACAAAAAGAAACAAAGACACCAAGTTAAATCTAGATGGTACTATATCTTCTGGGGAACTTGTACTGTAGCAGTATGTGCTGGTCAGGTATTTGTAGGAAATGGTTTCCGTAGAATGGCAGACAGTCTTGACAATGTATTAGAGTCTCCTATCATATTAGATATTGGACCTAGACACATTCCTCCAATGTACGATGACCCTATGATTATCCAATGAAACACCTTGAGTGGCCTACAATTATATTTTTCACAGTAGTCCATCTACTATCATTATATGCATTGCAATTTGCTAGTTGGGATGCATTCCTTTTAATGATATTTTTGGGATGGGTTACTGGATGTTTAGGACTTACATTAGGATACCATAGGTTACTAACACATAAGTCATTTGAAGTGCCAAAGTGGTTAGAGAGAGTGTTTGCTACTTGTGGTGCATTGAGTGCAGAATATGGACCAATAGAATGGGTTGGATTACATAGACAACATCATAAATGGTCTGATCAAGGAATGGATCCTCATAATGTTAAAAGAGGATTTTGGTGGGCTCATATAGGATGGATGTTGTTTAGAGTACCTGGTGAAAAAAGAGTAAAGAGATATGCAGCAGACTTAAGAAAGGATCCATATTATAGATGGTTAGATAACAATTTCCTAGCACTACAAATCCCTCTTGCATTTCTTTTGTATAGTCTTGGTGGATGGACTTATGTACTATGGGGTATACCAGTCAGGATTGTAGTTGTATATCATTTGACATGGTGTATCAATTCTGTTTGTCATACATGGGGTACTAAACCATTTAATCATCCTCACCAAGCACTTAATAATAGATTGATGGGATGGATTGCTTTTGGTGAGGGATGGCATAATAATCACCATGCATATCCTTCGTCAGCAAAACATGGTTTACAAGGTCAGTTTGACTTGACTTGGTATATTATAGTAGTATTACATAGACTTGGTTTAGCAAAGAATCTTAGACTACCTACATTATGATAATAAGTGAATCAGATGCTGTATGGGCTGCTGATCAATTTATTGATTACTTTGGACGATTTAAAACTATTGAGGATTACATTCGGTTTACAAAGGAATCAGCAGTTGAAAAACGAGGCAGTTCATTATTTTCTTTGAAGGATGAGTTCTTTAATGATGATATTCATCCAGAGGAGATGGACTTTGAGGTTAGATTTGTTGGAGAGAGATTCCAACAGTCTGTACCTCAAGCATATTATCATGAACTTTTAACAGCAACTTCTTCTGCAATTATTGAGAAGAATATTCCTGGTAGAGAATTGCGTTGGATAGTATATGAGAAGAATAGTGGACAGATAGTTGGGTTTATTCGTTTTGGTTCTCCGACCATTAATTCTAAACCAAGGAATGAGTGGTTAGGTGAACCAGCAAATCTTACTTTAATTAATCGTCACTCTGCGATGGGATTTGCTATTGTTCCATCTCAACCTTTTGGATATAATTATCTTGGAGGTAAGTTACTTGCTTTGATGTGTGTATCACACTTTGCAAGAGAGTCTTTGAATGAAGTATTTGATAAAGATATTGGATGGTTCGAGACTACTTCATTGTATGGTTCTACGACCTCTGCATCGCAGTATGATGGACTTAAACCATTCATAAGGTATAAAGGTCTAACGGATAGTAAGTTCCTTCCTCTGCTCCATGATGATGTATTTCATAAACTTCATAATCGATTTACTTATCTGAATAATAATACACCTTTGACAGAGAATAGAGCATCTTCTAAAAAGTTAAAAAGACAGACAAAGATGGTTTCTATCATTAGGAACAGTTTAAAAGATAAGGAGAAATTAGCAGAGTTTAATCGTGTTATTAAACAAGCATTTGGTCTTACTCAAAGAAAAAGATCTTATACATCTGATTATGGTTATGGTAATGTACGGGAGGTTCTTCTTGGTAATGATGAGAAATTGGTTCGTGGTCCTAATTGGGATAAGTTTTATCTGGATAATATAATTAAGTGGTGGAAGAAGAAAGCAGGTAAGAGGTATGATAAATTAAAGAAAGAAAATAGGTTCAGAGATGAAGTCGAACTCTGGACAGAAGACACCAACATTCAAATAATACGATGACCCCAGAAGAATACGCAAAGTTCCCAGAGGAATACAAAGCAATGATGAAAAAAGAATCTCGTCTTTTAACTAAGAGGCAGATAGAGATTCTTGATGGTGCTGAATTAAAATCTCATGAAGGTATGGTCTTCGGTCAGATGTATGCTGATTGGAAGAAGAGAAGGAGTTCTTTGCCGCATAAAGTATGATTGAGAAATATATTATTATTTCAATACTTTTTTTAGAATACTTTGTGCAAAAGTTCTTATGTGGGATATACTATACTTGGATGAAATTTGAATACTGGAACTTCAATAGGAAACTACCAAAATGACTGAACTTAAAGACTGGTTAAATTCTATTAACTTTACCAAGGAGAATTTGGTAGAGGAAGATCCTGATAATATTAAAAAGTATGCTCCATACATTATCAATCGTTGTCTATCAGGTCACCTTGATTGTGTACTGTTTGCGAATGAGATGAATAAATATTCTTTCCTTGATAAAGATATGCAATATTCTTTTTATCTAAATACTTTGAGGAAAAAGAAGAGATTTAGTCCCTGGCTCCGTAAGGATAAAGTCACAGACCTTGAAATCATTAAACAATACTATGGTTATAGCAACGAAAAAGCATTAAATGCTTTGAAGATATTAACCCCTGAACAAATTAATTTCATTAAACAACGACTTGATACTGGAGGGACAAAATGACTACAACAGCCGCTGAGCCTATTGTAGAGTGGTCACAGGATAGCATGGTAGAGGTCATGCTAAATGAACCAGATGATTTCCTTAAAGTCCGTGAGACTTTAACAAGAATTGGTGTAGCAAGTAGAAAAGAAAAAAAGTTATATCAATCCTGCCATATTCTTCATAAGCAGGGAAGATATTTTATAGTACATTTTAAAGAATTATTTGCACTTGATGGCAAACATGCTAACC